TGCATAACAACCTGCCGAATACTCTTACCCGCTGATCCCATCAGCATGGAAAGGCCAGAAGCCGTACGACCAGCTCCCTGCACATTTAGATCGCCAGATAAATACGAAGGAATTCCGCTATGGTCATCCGCCAATTGACTGAACTTTTCGTACACAGCAAGAAGTTGTGCAGAGTGATCGTCTGGCTGGTTAAACCGAACCGCCGGGGCTGAACCACCCAATGGGTCATTCAAAACCTGCCAGATACGCCAGGGATGCAACTGCGTGATATCCTCGTTCGGAGGTATCCGCTCCAGATTAACCTCCACCTGGGGACCAGAAGCAATGCCCATGTTGTTCACCAGGGCGCGGGCGGCTGCGTTTGCTACACTTTGAATATCCTCGATAATTTCAGGTATGCCCTTGCCCCAAAATGCACCGGGGTTTTTGATGAAGGAAGTTATTGCATAGGGTTTTTCGCCCAATGGATCAAAATTCAGGATTGCCTTGATAATGAAATTACCAACCATCCAGACGTTGGCGTCAAACTCCTTCGAGGGGTCATCAATTTCTTCTTCAGTAAGGCCCCACTCAAGAAGCATTTTCCCACTGACCTTACCCCAAAACTCTAAGGCATCGTAGATATCAGTTGGGCGGCGCTCAGTACTGAATTTTTTCTCCTGGTCGTCTTTCTGCGCCGTTTCGTTGGTGTAAATCCACGAAGTCCCTGCGCCTTGGTCTAACAAAGCACGGATGGCATCGTCGTCGTACCCTTCCCCGCCAATAAGCGCGGCCAGAGCACTACGCGGGAGCGGGTGATGCTCGAAGCAATATCCTTCCGACAGCCTCGATATACCCGGCTCCGGGTAAAACTTAAAAGGGTCCACCCGATCGTGTTCCGGAGCCAACCCCTCCTCGGAAGTAGCAATAGTTGCTCCGCTGTCATCCTTCTCCCAAGCCAACTTCCGCTGGTTACGGATAACTGGGCCTTTCAGAATCGCAACATTAAATGTTACGAGATCAGTGATAAATTCATTAAACGCCTCAGCAAACCCACCTTCAGCAAACTGATCTTCAATTTTGCGCTTCATCTTATCCGCGCGCATCTGAGCTTTCTGGAGTGTAGCGAAGCGAAGCTCCTGCGCCGCAACCTGCTCCAATTCCTGTACTTCAGCCACAGATGGCGCAGCGCCCAGTTCCTGGATAAACTGCGTCACCTTATCACCCAGCATATCCTGTATGCTCTGGGTGTCGTCCTCGGACAAGCTAGGAATTGGCGTTGGCTTCAAATCCCACGGTGGTGTGCCGGTATCCATGAGGATGTCCCGCAACCAGCTCTCTGCAGCGCGGCACTTAACCTCAGTCAGCATCATAAATATCTCGGACCCGCCGTTCTTGCGGATTGATGCTATCTTAGTAGGTTCGTATTCCCCATTGCGCTGACGCAACGCCTTCAGCATCTGGGTGTTTATGGGGTCCTTGGCGTGCTTTGCCGCCTCGAAAGCGTCACGTAAAAAAGCTCCAAGCCCCAATAGAAAAGGCTCCTGCTGCCGCTTCTCAGCGTCAAGCAGAGCCTCCTTGCGCTCGTTCTCAACGAGAGCAGCATTACCGACCACACGAAGAAAACTTAATCCAGCCATCACGAATACCCACTACCTGACTTTTTAGCGACGCGCTTCACACGGGAGACCTTACGCTTCTTCTTTTTCTTAGTCGTGTTAGACTTCTTAGTACGTTTAGGCATTACCGTACTCATCTAAACCTTATTATCAGATCACCCTTTTTGGTGTATATTGAGCGTCCATGTTCATCTACGCCTCTAGACGGATCCGCGTTTTTCCTCTCAAACTCTTTGGAACTAGAATACAAATGTTTAGGTATGCCCGTCCGCTTAGACCACTCACCGGCAACCGTAGGCGTAGGCAATTTCTTCACCTTACGCTTTGGAGAAGTTGATTTTGTACCCTGCGCTTTAGGAGCAGCTTTAGCCCTACTACTAGTTCTGTTCTCACGGGCTTTTGTACCAGGGTTACCCCCACCCGGTTTCCACCCCGGGCCCATTATACGACGCATAGACTCGTTGAATGCTTTATCTACATGACTGGGCATAATTTATTCCTCCGCTCCTTCCTTTACAACGCTAAGTGTCTTTAATCTGGTCGATCATTTCTTTTTAGGCTTCTTACCTTTTTTTAAGAGGTAGGGGACACCCCCAAAGGACTGGAAGGCCTTATTATGCATCCTTTGGAATTGATATTTTGATATCGGGTCTGGTTTTTTAGCCGCCCGCTTCTTAGTCGTACTAGACTTCTTGGTACGTTTAGGCATTACCGTTTCTTCGCCTTCGCCTTAGGCTTTGAGGAAACTGGTTTTGTATCCTGCGCTTTAGAACTAGCTTTTTTGCCCTTCGGTAGAGCCTTGTAAACCATTTTTATTCCCATAATTTATCCCCCCGTCGCATTCGGCGTCGCAATACGACTACCGTGAGAAATATAGTCCGGAGTAGACTGATCCCGAACCTTCGGAGTCTCAGCGGGCGTACCACCGGTAAGCCCCCCGCCGCCGAGGTCGCGCGGGTGCTCGAAAGAAGTATCCCCCGAAGCGCTGACGTTACCGACTCCCGGAGCCTTTGTCTTGCCAAGAGGCGTCGCGTACTTGACATGGCTGTTGTACCGATCGTGGTCGTAAAAATCCATTCCGGATGCGCCTGGCATAGTATTTTCCTCGCTACTAAAAATTCGGAATTACAACACTAACACTAGAAAATAATAAAACGCAACAAAAAACCCCCAGTATAATTTAGTACCAGTAATTTATTATTAGCCCCATATTGTCGTCCGTTTAGTAATTTAGTTTTCCGGGACACTCGGCGCTATAATCCCCGTATCGTCTACTTTGCAGAGCGAGCGCCAAGCATCGGCCTTGTCTTCTGACTGACCGAATCGCCGCTGTATTGCCCCCACCGATGCAGCATCGCATAGGAACCAAGTAGCTTTAACCACCCCTGAATCCATCGCCTGCTGTCCAGCTTTGCGCGCCATAGTAGTGAAGGCGGTGCCCGCCGATGTGAAACCGCAGCCTGTCAGCACGAGCAGCATGATGGTAGCTATGAGAGTTTTCATGGTGCGGTATGAACCTTCTTTCTATTCTCGGGGTCGGCTGCGGCGGTGGCAAACCGGAGTTCCCTCACCCACAGTTTTGCCCGCCACCTCCACATGCCGTCATCGATACAGAACCGGCCCATCTCAGCATCAATGAGACGGCGCATGTCCTGCGGCAATTGTTCCATTCGGAGTAATTGGTAGGCAGCATCATGAAACAGCGAACCGCGCATGGAACTTGGCGTATCCCAAGTCGGGCCACTGGGTCCATCCCAAGCGTAGAAAGCCCGCACAACCAGCTCGCCGTCGGTAGTTAAGTCGATAAATGGTGTTTCAATGCGGTGCGCCGGGCGCAGGACAGTCTGGAATATCTCGTCCTCAGCGAGTTGATATTTATAGCCACTGCGGTATTTCATTTCAGATTTCCAAAAACGACGTAGCCCAGCCGTTGTTCTTTGAACAAAATCCTCAGAACTCCAGCTTTAACGCAGAACACGTTATATAGTCAACAAAAATTCCCCCGGTAGATTCCTAGCTACCGGGGGAAGTTGTGGTTGGTGGGAGATGACTCCAACCAATAGGGAGGGAGGAGCTGTACCTGATCGGGGGAGACTAGGTCCAGCCAAGCGCCGAATGAGATATAATCTCTCGGCGCTGCGCTACTATAGCACCATCCGCTATAGATGCAATATGTAACATTAAATATTGTAAAGCCTCAGCAACATGCGAATGTTTGTTCTTCTGGATATTGCCGGTTTTAGGGTGGAACCTGTACCCACCCATCATGGCAGACTTAAGAGCCGTGCAGCTTGGATCAACCAAAAACGCGCTGTCACCGTCCGCGTGGCGCATAAGGTAATCATCCACAGCGCTAAGACGAGCCGATATATTATTTGTCTTCGCGGGTATCACCTTCATGCCCTCAGCTCTGATAATATCAACGGCACTGCGCTCGTCGGTCTGTGCCCGCTGCACTCCAGCAGGGTCGACTATAATCATTACGGTCGCACCAGGATATCGCTCAAACAATAGCGGCTTCAGCATCGTGCGTATAAATCGCTGGACCCCCATATCAAAACTTACACAGTCGTCAAATATAAGCGCGCGCCCGCGAGTATCTAACTGCCCAATCACAGCGGCGGGCGTGAGTCCTAAATCCATACCCACAATAATAGGACGAATTCCGTTAATAATAGGCTGAAGACGCTCATGAGCCATGTGGTAATCAGGACGAAAATATTTATAAATTGGCTCACCAGCCGAACTAAGCCCATATTCTCCGTCGATGAATACTCTAATATACTCATCACTACGCCCTTGAGTGTCGTAGTATCCATCTGGTAGGTTCGCAATATTCTCTGCGAGTGAACCTCTACCTGATGGCTGCTTGTACACAGCCCACCCATTGTCATTTTTCGAAACGCCGTCCTTTGGATCAATCCCCTCCATCTGGTAATACCACCAGGTATCCATCGTCGGCGGATTAGTGTCCCCCCACATCCCAAACCAGCTCGGCCCCGTATCCCGCTTGGACGGAAACCGCCCGATACGCTTGGACAT